CCAGCCATTGGCTGAAACGCTTGTACCTTGTCCAATTCTTACACGCAAACTGCTGATGTTATCTGTTCCCAAAGTTTTACCCGAAATAGAAGGAACAGAAAAAGTTAATATATAGCGTGTCCAGTTAGCAGTCAAAACAAAAGTTTGCTGAGGAAGTGTTACTTCCGCAGAAGGACTTCCTGCCGTACCAAAAAATTGTGTTAAATCCGCTGCAAGATTTCCAGCAGTTGCAGGGTTTGTTCCCTTTGCCCAAAATGAAAGTGTAACTGTCTGACCTGCAAAAGTTCTTACATCTTCAATTCTTTGCTCTAAACGACATAAATCATTGCCAGTTGTAACAACTAGTTTTGCAAAGTTCTTACCTTCGTATCCTGCAACGGGTGCTGCTCCAAGTGTAAATGTTTCAGCCGTATAAGTACCAGTTGCTCCGCTAAGTCTTAATGCCCAACGATCAAAACCAAAAGAAGCATCTGTGTTAGCAGTTGTGAAATTTCTTTGGTTCTGAGAGAAGTCACCATTGATGATTTTGTTCTTACCAGCTTGACCATAGCCGACATTCCATACAGAGGTGTCAATAGCATCGCCTAATGCGCGGATGTCCTGTGCGCCATTTTTTACAAGGCTGCTGTTATCTGGCTCAGCCCAGCCATAGTTCGGTGATAGTGCCATTAGGTTAAAGCTCCTGTCGCGTTAGTCCAAGTAAGTGTACCATTTACGCCACTCCAGATGAGTGAAGTGGGGAATACTGTTTCCCATTGAGTTGTAGATAATGAGAAATCTGTTGCTGAAATGTAGAGAGTCATTTCAGTAAAACTAGGTGTTGCCCTCAGTGCCACATTTTCGACAAAGCCATCGAATTGACCATCGAGCAAGTTGCTAGGCAAGTTAGTAATAAGCATAGGCTGACCAAAAAAGACTCCGATAAGGCTGTCAAGCATCGCAGTTGGGATGTCCGGATTATCTAGGCGGAAAGTAATAACTCCGAGAGATCCGCGTGGCGTTTTACGCAGGGCAAGCTCTCTAGAGGCAATATTAGTAATGTCTGCAAGGTTCTTAATGTTAGAGTCAAACGAACGCTCAAAGAGCCCGTAAGAGGCTATAGAGTCGGTATCTGACAAGCTGTAGGTTGATCCGTATCCTGTGGAGTAGCGATAGATAAGGCTGTTACGGATGCGAGCAGTCTGAGTTGTGGACTGGATAGAGCTAGGTGTTGCATACCTGCCATCGATGCTAGTAAAGCCATTTGCTGCAAGATACTGAGATCGGTGGTCTGCATCTGCATAAGAGACATCTCCGTCCTTTTCCTCGTACATTTGACCAAGTGCGCTGCTGGCAATCTGATCTACAAGACTTTGAGACTTAGCAGAAGCACTAGCAGCCAGAGCAATCATCGTGTAGAAGCCTGAGTCCACTTCACCAATAAAAGACTCAGCATCAAGCCACGTCTGCGTTGCTGAATAAGTATCCCAAGTGACAGTGGGTGTGACCTCAGCCCATGATAATTCTAAAGCTGATCCTAGAATAGCTGAGATCTGTGCGCCATCTAAGCCTTCTGCAAGTGCTGTGTTATAGACCACTTTAGTGAGTCTGGCAAGTGAGCCAATGCCTAAGATTGTGCCTGTTGTGATGTAGCCGCTTTCCTCTGGACTACGCACACCGATGTTAAAGTCAGAGACCTCGCCACCGAATACAGTCACATAAGTGCCAGAGCCATTCTTTACTTCTAAAGTAATTGGCTCGGTTACATTGATGGTAAAAGGTGCATTGTTGGCATTGATAATCTCTACTCGGCAGTAACCTGCTGTAGCTTGTCTGTCAATGTCTAAGCGACCAGATGCAAAAGAAACAGAGGTAACAGTCGTATAGACATCATCACCAACTGTTACTCGCCATTCTGGAAGCCATGTCATTATCTAGCCCTTAGAGTTCCGCGTTGCTCTGCATCTGTAAGATACTGATCGATAGCTTCTGCAATAGCATTAGGATCTCCAATGCCTGTCTGAATAGTAATGTTGATAGTATCGCCATTATCAGATGCTCTAAAATTAGCTGGATTAAAACCAGAAGACGCATCAATTCCTGTTCTACCTAGTATTCTCATCATCGCAATCTTTGATTGTTCATCGACCATGCTAGCACTGAGGCTAGATTCGGCAATAATTTCCTCAATGTGCTCTTTAAGTAAGAAACTGATTGGTGACCCTGGAGGGGTTTGCTGGCGTAATTCTGTAAGACGCGCCACATTTGGATTTACTTTTGCTCCAGATTTATTGTTGGCGGCATTGCCAGAAGTAGCAGGGTTTCCGCCCATTGGCATTCCCATTATTTGTTGAAGCAATGCAATCGCATCTAAAAGATTTTGTAGGTTTATCAAGTCTTTAGGCTTTAAGCTGTCAAGAATAGATTTGATGTCTGCAAGTTTTACATTCTGCATACCAAGCACGTTAAGAACTTTGAGATCTTCGTTTAACTTCTTAGTTGCAGCGATAATGGCTGCTTCATCCTTCGCAGCAATGGCATCTTCTAGTGCAAGGATTGAACGCTTGACATTCAGGCGAGCAGTATCGTTAGCAATCTGTAAGACCTGTGCGCTAGAGGTTGCCTTGCCTAATTGTTCAGCTTGATTAGTTAGGGCTGCTGCAATCTGGATCTTGTCCATGTCAAAAAGCTCGTTGCCCTTGCCCAGAGCAAGGTTAGCCTTATCAATGGCTGCACCCAGTCGCTTATCTTTAAGGATCTTAGACTGTGCTGCTGCTTGCTCTTTTGTAAGCTTTGTGACTTTAGTCTGAGTTTTTAAGACAGCATTATCAACCTGACCAGAGACAGTCATTGAGATGTTGCCTAGACCCTTAAAGGCTTTAGGGTCTTTGTAAAAAAATGAAAGATCTTTTAAGTTAAAGTTCTCTCTAGTAATAGCAATGAAATCGCCTGTTTCACGGGCTAAGTTAGCAATGGCGTTAGCAATTGCATCAATACCTTGAACGACTGGATCAACTGTGCTTGATCCCGATGCAGACTTCAAAGCATCGACAAGACCCTTACCAATGGTCTCTTTAGCGTTGTTTCCAGCAATAGTTAATTTAGCAAGTGAACCTGCATAGGTATCCGCTGCGGCAGTTGCCTGACCTGCGAACAAGGTTGCAAGGCGCGCTTGGATTTCCTCGAAGGATGAGCTTGTCAGTTCTGCTCTGGATAGTCCTACACCTAAGCGACCTAGTGCCTGAGTCTGTCCTAAATATGCCTTCTGCAAGCTCTGTGAAACTTGGGTAACTGACTTGCCAGTACCAGCTGCAATATCTAATGCAAGGTTGAGCAATTCCTGTGACTTAGCAACATCGCCTGTGGCACGAAGTAAGCGATCCATTGCAGGGCGTAGCTCATCATCAAGAACACCTGTCTGCATTTCAAGGCGAGAGATAAAGCCATTGACTGTGCCAATGTTCGCTCCGTAAGCAAGTCCAAGATTCTTTAGAGTAACTCCCAGAGATGTTGCTGCCTTGTCATCTTCTGCGAATGCCTTAACAGATGCCTTAGCGTAAGAAAGAATCTTCTGTGCGCTGTAAACAGCAAGCAAGCCTTTAGCAAGACCCTTGACATTCTTGGTCAATCTGTCAGTTGAAGTCTCAGCATCCTTGAAGGCTTTCTTGCCTACGAACTGGGCGGCTATGTCAATTCTTACATCTGCTGCCATTACTTCACCTTCAATGTGTAGTTTTCGAACTTAACTTTAGAACCTTCGATTGCTTTAATAACAGCAGCGTTAGTCTTTCCGCCATCTTCTGCCCATGCGCGAAAGATTGCGCGACCCTTTAACTTACGAGTGGCACGACCGCCTTGACCTTCAGCGCGCTTATAAGCATTGACAACTTTACCTGTGCGATCAATAGCATTAACGAATTGTTGTCCAGCATTAGGATTGTTGCTCATTGATTGATCCTTAGATCCAGAGCGAATTGTCTTGCCGTAATTGGAATGACCTATTGCTACGACTTTAGCCAATGGAGCCTGTGGTCTGCCCTGTGGATGCAAGCGACCAGCAGTCTCATAGATAGCTCCAGTAGGTGAAGCATTAACAATGCGAGCAAGCGAACGAAAGCCAGAGCGATTAGGCTTTGATGGCGTTGCCTTAAAACCAATGCCGCGCTTAGCTTCGCCTGTACTCCATTGAAGTCTGCTACCCCAGACCCCGTTGCCTTCTTTAGACCAGCCGCTTAGTGGCGAAGCAGAAGGAATAAATCCTTTAGCCTTATTAGTGATAGGGCGAAGCAATGCGCCCATTTCCTTTTGAGTTTCTTTAGCAAGATCAGGTGTGAACTTTCTGAGGGCTTTTCTAAGCTCTACCGCGCCTTTTACTTCCGTTGGCATCGCTCACCTCTTTCGCTTCATCTTTGAGCCCTTGCACAAGTGCATCGAGCATGTTCTTGTCTAACTCCAATAACTGCTGTGGCGCGATTCCCAACCTAATGCTTAGCCTAGCAATTAGGTAGGTGAATGGAAGATCGCGCTTTAAGCTAAAGGGTCAGAGTCCAACACTTCCACGCTTTTTAGCGTTTCAATGAATTCCATCCCGTAAGGCTTAACAGTCTCACCTGTCCTGCGTGTTACTTCCCATGCTAACCAATAGACATCGCTTTGCTTTTCTTCATCGCGAAACGCCTTATGGAAGCCCTTTTTAGCGTACTGCTCGAACGCATACTCCACAGCTGGAGTGATCTCGCCTTCTAGTACGCTTCCATCTGTACGAACTATCTTTAGTTTTGCCATGGTTTTGCCCCTTTGTTAGTTTCTTACGCTGTTGTTACTGCGATTGTACCTGATACGTTCCAAGTTACGCTCTGAGTTGATAGGTCTGCAACTGCACCATTTACAGGTGTGATGTTGTTTACCAAGCATGTCATTGTGTAAAGAGGGTTTGTAGCTGCTGTCGCTCCAGCGAATTGCTTGAAGGTAACAGTTGTGTTTGTTCCCCATGCTGCTGCAAGTGTCTGAATTGTCTTAGCTGTTGCTTCATCATTTAGGAAGTCGATAGTGATGCTTGAAGCTTCTAGACCCTTGACAAAACGATGCCCCTGATCGCCAAGAGCTGTTACTTCTAGCTCATCGAATGCTCGGTTGATAGTTACTGAAGTTACTAGTGTCGAGAGATCAACCGCATTGACAGTTAGAACTCCCGTATTTGCTAGATAAACTGACATGGATTATTCCTCGTCTTTCTTTGTAGTTACTGGCTTTGCTGCTGGTGTTTCTTTAACCTGCCCGATC